TTATTGACTGCGCCAATTGCAGATCAAGTTGCTGAGGAACAAGGTGTGAAGATGTCTAACTCAAAGGAGGTGAAATCTTTCCTTTGGACTCAGAGTCTAAGGAGAGAGCTCTCAGGCTTCTGCACGAATGTGAAAGTGCAAGTCATCAAGGATGCTCAAGCCCTTCTTCACGGGCTGGATTTCTCAGAGGTCAGCAATGTGCAGAGGTTGATGAGGAAAGAAAAGAGGGATGACTCAGATCTAAAAAGATTAAGAGATCTAAATCAGGCTGTTAACAATCTTGTTGAGTTGAAATCCACTCAGCAAAAGAATGTCTTAAGGGTTGGAACATTAACTCCTGATGACTTGCTTGTTCTTGCAGCCGACTTGGACAGACTCAAAGCCAAGGTCATCAGAAGTGAAAGGCCGCTGGCAGCAGGTGTCTACATGGGAAATCTGACAGCACAACAATTAGAACAAAGAAAGGTTCTGTTGCAAATGGTTGGAATGGGAGGTGGTCCACTGGGTAGGGAGCCACCTAGAGATGGCATTGTAAGAATCTGGGATGTTAGAAACCCAGAATTGCTTAACAATCAGTTTGGCACGATGCCAAGTCTAACAATAGCATGCATGTGCAAACAAGGTCAGACTGACTTAAATGATGTCATCCAGTCGTTAACAGACCTTGGTCTTGTGTACACAGCAAAATATCCGAATATGTCTGATCTGGAGAAACTGACCCAAGCACACCCAATCCTGGGAGTTATAGAACCCAAAAAAAGTGCCATAAACATATCTGGATACAACTTCAGCCTGTCTGCAGCTGTGAAGGCTGGTGCATGTTTGATTGATGGTGGAAACATGCTTGAAACCATCAGGGTTTCAGCCAGAAACCTTGATGGAATCCTCAAAGCTACCCTAAAGGTAAAGAGGTCTTTGGGCATGTTCGTCTCAGACACGCCAGGGGATAGGAATCCCTATGAGAATCTCCTTTACAAGTTGTGTCTCTCTGGGGAGGGTTGGCCCTACATTGCATCAAGAACATCCATCCTCGGGAGGGCATGGGACAACACAACAGTTGACCTAAGTGGGGACGGGACACAGGCACCCAAGCCTGCTGGAGGCAATTCTACCAGGGTTGCACAGGCACAGGGCATGTCAGCTGGATTAACCTATTCTCAGACAATGGAGCTGAAGGACTGCATGCTGCAATTGGACCCAAATGCCAAAACCTGGGTCGATATAGAGGGTAGAGCTGAGGACCCTGTTGAAGTGGCCATATATCAGCCATCCAACGGGCAGTACATTCACTTTTATAGAGAACCCACTGACATCAAGCAATTCAAGCAGGACGCAAAACATTCTCATGGGATTGACATCCAAGACTTGTTCTCTGTTCAGCCAGGGCTGACAAGTGCTGTTATAGAGGGGCTACCTAGAAACATGGTGCTCACCTGCCAAGGTGTTGATGACATAAGGAAGCTGTTGGACTCACAAGGGAGAAGAGACATCAAATTGATCGATGTGTCTATGCAGAAAGAAGAGGCAAGGAAATATGAAGACAGCATCTGGGATGAGTACAAGCACCTCTGCACTATGCACACAGGCATAGTCACTCAGAAGAAAAAGAGGGGTGGCAAGGAGGAAGTGACTCCCCATTGTGCCTTGATGGACTGTCTAATGTTTGAGGCCGCTACTGTGGGGAGTTCGAAGCTGACAACACCAAGGCCAGTGCTGAGCAAGGATCTGGTCTTTAGGATGAGCACACCAAAGGTTGTCCTGTAAATGGACACCCCCGCAGCCCACCACCGCAAGGTGGTGGGCTGCGGGGGCCGGCGGGCCCCCGAGACGCACCGCCTCGGGCGGTGCGTCTCGGAGGGTCCATCGGACTATCTCTTCCATTGAGTTGGGATGCCAGGTTGTTTGTAAAAGCCACATGAGCAGATTGCCATGTGATTAATCCTGTGTGGTTTGGGGCAGGGCTTGCCTCTTATATGTCGATGTGTTGGGATTTTAATGAGGTGCAAAAATACACTTATAAGATAGAAGCTTGTAGAGAAGACAAAGAGGTCCACTAAACCAAGTGGTGTTGTGCTTTGCCTTTTCTCATATTCTTTCCTTAACATATCTGTCAGCATGTTGTTGGCCTCCTGCTCTATGTCCCTACTAAATTGAGTTTCATTTAAGTAAGACCCATTAGAAATCAACCAACATCTTGGCAGCGAAGTGGCGCCTGACCTCGTGTCGTTCAAGTACCAAAATTTTGTATAATTGCAATAAGGAATCCCCATCAAATCCCTAAGATGATTTTTCATTATCAGCTGATCATTGATCAATGAGTTCACTGCCTTTGTTATTAGGTTTAGGCTCTGCTGTGCTTCTGACTTAAGCCTTGAGATGGCTTGCTTGTTGAAATCAAATAATCTGAGCATATCACAGAATTCTTCATCATGTTGTTGATTGCACTTCGCAACAGCAGTGTTGCCAAAGCACTTCAGGTCCATCCCTATTAGCATAGATCTTGTCAGACAGTAGCCACCAGGCATATCATTTCCTTCAGAATCACTTAGAGTCCAAGTGAACAAGCCCAACAGCCTCCTTGATATGTAAAAGTTCTTTGTCCGTTGAGATAATAGGCTAAGGAATCCCATGGGGGATGGCCTGGAGAAAACACAGTGATCCTCCCACGTTGTGTTCTGAATGATCAAGTACTGATATGCTGTCTGGATGCATGTTGTTCCAGAGATGTATTCAGAAGGTGACAGTGCATTGGACCAGTACATCCTCCTAAAGGTATCCATGATACCATTGGCGATGGTTCCACAGTGGTTTGCAGCATCAACATAGGATGAGTGCGATAGGTTGTACTGGACAGTGATTTTCCCACCATTGAAGTCACAAGACATGACCTCATACTGATTGAAATTAGGGATATTGAGGTGGAATGTTGTTACGATTGACATTAAAGCCTTGTCATAGAGGTTCCTCTTGTGAGCATCTGAAAGGTTACAAAACTTGTGATCCAAGAGGCTGGTGTTTGTGAGAGTTAACTCTAGCCCTGTATCGTTCCTCACTTGTATGTAGTGGTGTGAATTGTTCTTTGAGCAAGAGAGAGGCATTGTTGCATTGAGTCCTGACATATCCAGATCCAGTGAGAGAAACTGATAATTGTCTTTATAGATGCTTGAGCAGGATCTCCCACACAAAAAGAGGAATGTCAGGAGGCCAATGATGCCGCAGGTCATGATGTTGTAGATTCCTTTTAGAATGGCCAAGAGTGATAGAGTTATGAGGACTATATTCATCACTTCCTCTATTATATGTGGCACTTCCTGAAAGAAGGTCACAATCTGACCCATTTCTTGATCACTAATTTGTGAACAAAGCAAAGCGCAACCAAAAAT